TTTGAGTTAATTCGTTATATTTGGGGCGTCTTTCAGATTGGAAGACTTTGCAAATATCTAACTATTTTACGAATTATGCAAGAGAAAAGTGAAAATATTACGAAAACAATAGGGAGACTATCTGAATATATTACGCACTCCGGTATGACTTTCAATAAATTAGCTACAGAATTAGGGCTTTCAAATAGTTATTTCAGCAAAATGGTTAAAAACAATGGATCAATAGGTTCAGATATTATAGAGAATATATTACGAGCGCATCCAGAACTAAATGCAGATTGGTTAATTACAGGTCGTGGGGTTATGCTTCGTCATGAAGTTGCGACCACCAGTACGGCATCTACAATATCCACACCTGCCCAAGACGATAATTTTGTTTCTATACCATTAGTAGATATTTCTGTTGCTGCAGGATGTTGCGGATATGATAATCCTGATTATTTTGAGGTAGTGGATACTATAAAAATGCCTTCTTCTATGGTACGCGATGGTCGTAGATACTTTTGCGTCCATATTA